TCATCTCTATGTCCTGATTGAACCACGGGTTAGCTTCTTGCCAAGCCTCCGCTTTACGGTCCACCTGAACAGGCGCTGGAGCGGTTTGTGTTTCCACCTTAACAGGATTTTCGGTTTCCTGTAAAGCTGGTAACTTGAAATTGTTTAGCCTATCGGCCTTAATCTTAGCATTTGTTAAGCTGTCTTGCGCAGCAAGAACGGCATCTGAGTCACCAGCCTCATACGCGTCCTTGTATGCCTTCTTGGCAGCTTCCAACTCAGACGCTGCACTTTTCTTAGCTTGTTCGAGCAGCGCTGTCTGATTTTTGTTTACGTTGGCTTTGAGCTTTTTGTTCTCCTCAACAAGTTGTTGAGACAGCCTTTCCAGCTCTTCACGCTCGCGCAGAGCCTGTTCTTTAGCTCGACGCTCGTCGTGGTAGCCTTTGCTGAAGTGCTGGATACGCTTACGGACTTTCTCGGAATACTCTTCCAGCTCGTCCTCAGTAACGTCTTCAGGCGGATCAGAGGGCTTACGATTGCGATCTGCTTTCGGCGTATCGTCAACCACTTCAATCTCATATCCGTCGTCATCAGTATCCATTTCGTCTTCAACGACAGGTGCAGGCTTCTCAGCCTTTGCTTTAGCCTTTTTACCGCCAACATCTACTTCCTCCGCACTGGACGGCTCGATTTCGATCTTACGGTCCTTGGCTTCCTCTTCATGAGGAAATTCAAACTCTACTTTTTGAAAGGGCATGGTAACCTCCTTAAACTGCCATGATGCCGCTAGGGTCAGGGATTACAGCTTCAATGGAGTCGTCGTTCATCAAACGGAACTCCTTGCCGTTCACCTTGAAGCGAGTACCTGTGTTCATGCGGAACATCACGTAGTCGCCTTCTTTACACCACGGGCCGTTAGGGAAGCGCTCAGTGTCGGTGTAGGCGTCAGGCCCCATATCCAACACAATGCCCATAATCGACATGATGTACTCTCGGTGCATCACGTCTGAAGTCTTCAGCAGGGTGCTACCTTTGTAATACTTATCGACATCAGGCAGTGCGATAAGGATTCGGTAGCCCGTTGGTTTCGGGAGTTGTGCCTCCCATTCTTCGTCCGTAATTACCCGTTCTTCTACGGGTTCAGCCGCAGCGGCAGCTTCGTCCATTCGCTTCTGTAGCTCAACGGGTACTACGATTTTTTGTGGTTCAGTCATCGTCATTGTCCATATAGTTGCGCGAGAGGTCTTCAATGTATTGCTTGCTGGCTTCAAGACCCCGAATGAGGCCAACAATCTCCCTGTAGTTCGCGTAATCCTTAGCGGACCCCGCGTTCAAGAAGTCTTGTGCAGACGAGATTTGCTCGTCGATGTGTTTTTTAAGCACGTCAAAGACGGTTTTTGCCATTATTCACCCCGCTTAGGTTTGCTCTGCATGAGCTTAGCGATCTCCAAATCGAGCTTGTTGTTGTCCTTGCGGCGGTTTGCGGCTACGCGCACACCCTCCTTCTGGGCATCAAGCTGGAGTTCTTGCTCGTCGATCTGAATTTCCTTCGCTTTAAGCGTTGCGTCGAGGACATCTTTCTGGGCTTTACGCTGCAACTCTGCCTGTTTGAGCTGCATATCTTGAGCATCTTTCTGTGCTTTGCGCTGGACATCTTGAGCCTTGATTTGAAGCTCGGCTTGTTTCTGCTGGAAAATAGGGTCCTGAGCCTGCTGCTGTGCGGCCTGCTGCGCTGCCTGCTGTTGATGCTGCTGTGTAAGCTGTTGTCCTGCATCTGCCACCAATCGTGCCAAGTCCACTTCGATCTGTTCTGGAAGCTCTTCGCCCGGTGGTGGGAGGGGTGCACCCAGCTTCTCCTCGATCTGTTGACGATACTGGAAGCCAAGGTGTTCTGCGATGTGCGCCTGTAGAGACGCCATGATTTGCTGCGCTTGCGGGTTTTGTCCGATCATCTGCGCGATCATCGGGTCCTGCATAAACGACGTGTGGGTCGCAATGTGCGCGGCATGGTCTTGGTAGATGAACGCCCGCATCGGTTTGCCCGTGAGTGCATCCATGTTCTCGCTGACCGGATCGGTCGGTTTCGCGTCGTCCCGTGTAGGAACAAGTTTGTCTGCGTTCTTGATGCCAAGAACCTCGATCATCTGCCTGTGTAGGGCAGGTAGGTCGTAAATCTGCGGGGCAGACTGCGCCATCTGCAACACCGCTTGGTACTGCACAACGCGCTGCGCCATCGTCGAGCTGTTGGGATCACTGACGGGGATCACGTCCACCATCATGTAGTCCGCTTGACGTGCGCTGATCTCGCCACGGTGCGGTTGGTAGCCGTACTCCGCAGGAGCGTGCTCTGCCATGATTGACTTGAGCATCTTGAACTCTTGCTTCATGGCATAGTGGACACGGGCCTGCACTGCTGCCATCGGCTTCAACGTACGCTCTAGGAGCGCAAGCGTTGTACCCACTGGGGCGTTTGCAGACATGTCCGATATGTTGAGGTCGCTGATAGCGCCCAGACGACGCCCTTCGTTCGTAATCTGGTTCAGCAACGCGAGCAGAGTCTGGCTCGGCTCCTTGTACGGAAGGGGCATGATGTTGTCGCGGATAGACCCCGACGGCACGTCCACATCCTTCCATTCGCCGGGTTCAATCGGCGTATCATCACCCTTGATACGTAGGCCACGAGACTTGAGACCCCCCGGGAGGTTTGAGAGGGTACCAGCGTCTACAAGCTGCCGTATCAAGGATGTGCCCGCCCTCGCGTATCCACCAATGATGTGGATGAGGCCAAGCCCGTAAAACCCAAAACCCGGAACGTAGACGTAGTGCACGAAGTGCTGACGCTTCAGCATCAACTCGTCGTCCTCGTTCCAGTTACGGCGGATTGCCAGAATTTCCCCCGAGCCGCGCTCCAGCGTGACAACGTAAGGTTTGGCAATGTCGTCGTCCGAATCGTCAACCCCGTCGATAACGAGGTCGGCGTGAATTTCGTACAGCGCGTAGCGGTTGTCGTCGGTGAGCGAGAACCCGCCCTCCTCGGCTTTGCGCTCCTCGATGTCACTGTGGTATGGCTCAGGCTCTCCGAGGTCAACGTCGCGGTAGAAGCCCGCAGCCTGTAGCTTGCGTAGCTCGTTCTTGGTCTTGCGCATGACGTGCGTCACACGCTCTGCGGTCTCAATGTGGCTCGCACCATAAGGCACGATCACGTCCTCCGCAGGGATGTAGATAGCCACCTGACGCCCAAGGTTGGGGTCGAAGTAGACCTTCTTGAACGCAGAACCTGCCAGACCCAAGCTGTAGAGCAGACGCTCGTGCTCGGGGCGGTACTCGACCATGCGCTCGGTCAACTCGTAGTTCATGTCCGCTTTGACGCGCTCTGCGGCCTCGATCTTCTCCTTGGATTCGTCCCCAAGGATTTTTGTCTTCACGGGACCTGCGGCAGGGAACACTTCAGACATGGTTTCTGCTTGGAAGCGGATGGCAGCTTCCGCGAGCACTGTGGAGTAGACGCCACACGCGCCTTCCCACGGCTCCGTGCGTTCTTCGTATTTGAAGCCCAGCACGTCCAACCCTTTAACGAATGTATCGGCCCAGTCCTTGCGGCTGTCAGTATCCGCCGTGACCAGACCAATCAAATCCTGCGACAACTCGCGCAGGTGGCTCTCGTCAAGGACCTCGGCGAGGTTCATGTCGAACTCAACAAAGTCCGAGATTTCCGCGTCGGGGATCAACGTAATCTCCATGGAGCCATCGCTCAGCGTGACTGCCTCTGGGTCTACGATCTCAATCTCCAACTCATCGGTCTCTTCACCAATGTCTTCGTCTTCGATCCCCAGCGGGGCGGAGTAGAGTCCTTTTTCTATAGCCATGTTCTAACCTCTTAGTAATACCCGCCGCTTCGCCGCTTAAAGTATCTGATTTCGTCAGGCTCGTCAGTTGGTAGGCGGATGAAGCCCCCCTGCCTGAATCTCATAAGAGCCATCACCGTTGAGTCCACTAAGTCATCATGACTCATAAAAGGAAATCCGGCAATCTCTTCTATCACTTCTTCTGCCCATCTGGTAGGCGGCACCCACACTAGACCCGATGCGACAATATCTGCAACTGAATTCAGTCGAGCTAACTTATCACCTGAGCCACGGTGCGGGGTGTACTCCGACACGGGCAGGCCCATGCGGCGCATTTCTTGGTACAGCGCGGTGCCCGCACTCTTCTTCTCCACGATAAACGCATCGGGGTCCCACTCGCTGTACTCCTCCATCGCAAGCTGCTTCAGCTCTGGAAACTCCATACGCTTCTTGATGCTGTTCAGCAGGATGATGTTATACGCGCTCGTGTCCTCGTTGTAGAACACACCCCACGTCGTCAGTGCAGTGTAGTCGGCACGGTTGTGTGTTTCTGCTGCGGCGTCAAGAGACATAATAATGTACTCGCATGGGGGCGGGTTGTCCTGCTCCCACTGACCCCACCACTCACGCTTGATGATAGACGCCTCTTCGGCGGTGGGCTGCTGCTGATACTGCGCGTTCCACTGGAAGGCTGGCATCGACGCCTTGGTGCGCAGGAGCGCCTCCAAGTCGAAGAACTCAGGCCACAGCGGCTTCTCAACATAGCGTGATGTCTTCTTATCCTGCACCTCAAGGATGGCTGGGAACTCCACCACCTCGTACTGGTCGGCGCGGTTGTTCTTCGCCATGTCCGTCGTCACGCGCCCTGTCAGGTCGTCCATGTGCCAACGGGTCTGGATGATAGCCACACGCCCCCCGGGCATCAGACGCGTACGCGCACCGAAGGTGAACCACTCGTAGGCTTTCTCGAACACCTCGAAGTTGCCGTTAATCACGTCCTGTTCCGAGTGGGGGTCGTCCACGAGCAGGAGGTCAGCACCGCGACCCGCTAGGGCGGACCCGATGCCGCAGGCGTAGTACTCACCCCCGACGTTTGTGTTCCATCTACCTGCTGACTTGCTATCTTGCGCCAGCGATGTGGTAGGAAATACTGATCTGTACGCATCCGTAGCAATCAAGTTACGGACCTTCCGGCCAAAATCCACGGCGAGATCGGTGGTGTGGGACACCATCATGACCTTTTTGGTGGGATTCCGCCCCAGAAACCACGCGGGGAACATAATAGATACGAGCTGTGATTTTCCGTGGCGGGGCGGAATATTGACGCAAATACGGTCTTTATCGCCCCGTTCAATCGCCATGAGCATGTCGGCGAGCTTGCGGTGGTGGGCACCGACAATGTAATCGGGCTGCATCTTCTTGCAGAACTCGATCAAATCATCAAATGCGGCTTGATTTTCCTTGCGGGTGGTCAATTCCTCCGCCATTTTGTCGATTTCGGCGACTTCTTCTGGCGAAAAACTGTCCAAATTGTCCAGTAGGCGCTGGATGTCTTCTTCTGTGAAGTCTAGCGCCATATCATTCATCGGAATCGTCCTCGATCCCGAGTTCTTCGTCCAAATCTATGGTCTCGCCGTCCACAATGACGGCATCTTCGGGTTCATCCACCGGATTGACCAGCTTTGCCAACTTAACACGCAGGCTTTCGCGCAGTTCGTCCGTGGTCCGGTGAGTAATCGTGACTTCCGTCTTCTCTGTGAACAGCCCGACGTCCGAAATTTTGCCGAGAAGCTCCAATGCACGGATGCGTACCCGTGGATCAGGGTTCTCAGTCTCTTCGATCAGCTTGTTCGTGACCAAATGGCGCACCTGAGTGGCGCTCTGCACGACCGAATGTCCAAACTGGGTGAGAATATTGTGCGTCATCATCAATGCAGCGGGGGGTAGGGTGGCTGCACGCTTGTCGGACACCTTCTTGGAGGTCTTTTCGGGGTTATCTGCGTAGGCTAGGGTCAGTTTGGCGGCGATGTCTTCGTCTTCGGTGGTCGGTTCCACGTCTAAACCGTGCTCAGCAAGCACAGACGCGGTGTTACACGCAGCCTCAGCGCGTGCCCGCAAGTCCATATACGGGATTTTGTCCGAATATGGCACACCAATTTCTGGTTCTAGCACCATCGTCATACTGTCTATCCGCAGGTTATTAACCGTTCGTGGGCATTTATACACAATAATTTGTTTTTGTGCAAGGAGGTTGGGACTCCTGACGGGGGGTGTTCCCTGTGAGAGGGGGGTGGGGGGTCGAACTTAGGAATTTTACGATTGTTCGTGGGGATTAGTAATACATAGAGGATAAGGAATCCTAAGCTGTCATTTGGGGGGTGGGGGCGGGGTAGGGTTCGCGTGTCCGGCGTTGTTAGTGCGACACTAACAAACTATCGAGAAGTGATTAAATTTGCCATCCTGTCAGTTTATCTATTGATTTGTTATCACGAAACAGGCTTAATGTAATTGTCAACGGCGGGAACCGTTGGCTTAACTTTAACTTGTCAATCATAGGAGAATGACAATGCGCAAACTATCCCAAAACACTGCAACCTTGGTTGCAAAAGCCGTCTCTTCAACCATCCGCGCAGACAAGGCGAGCGTTGCGGCGCTTGATGCCTTGATTGCCGACGGGTTCGACAAACCCACCGATTTCGTCTCGCCGAAGTCGGACGGCTCAACCGTCTCGGTTGAAGAGTTCAACGCGCTCAACAGCGCCATCGTGCTCGGCTTCAACGCTGACATCCAGAAGCTGTTGGAAAAGCCTGTTAAGTCGTTAACCGACGCGCAGAAAACGACGCGCCGCTACTGGCAACAGCAGATCGGCGCACGGCGCAACGACTTCAAGCGCCAACTGACAAAGCGCTTGGATGCCGACAACAGCGACGGCGCAGGCGCTCGCAACCGCACGGTGGAACAACGCATCCGCGATAACTTGAACGATGTTATCAAGGTCTGCCAGAACGCCGAAGAGGCCACCTTCGACATCACCGACATGGTGAACAAAGTCAAAGCGGCCCTTGCGGTTCTCAAGTAAACCCAACGGGGGGCTTCGGCCCCCCACTTTTTGGAGACACGTTATGACACGTT